GTAGGTTCTCGCGTTCTTCTCTGTTTCGATCTGGGTCTGACCAGATCACAGCACCTGAATCAGGATCCTCCCAGCAATCTGGGATTTTGATCGGTGCCGATTTCGGAGGAGGTGGCGCGTCCTGCGTCTTCTTGTTCTTCGGTCCTTCGGTCTGTGAGTGCATTTAGCCTCTGGATGATATGGGCGATGGGAGGAGTTACATGAGACATCTCAATGCTTCCACCGTCAGGCCCGGACATTTCAACTTTCTTCTTCGGGTTAAACAACTCGGGGTAGAAGGCACGAAGGTACATCTCCTTGCCCCGAGGGTCTCCGTCATTGAACGCCTCGCTGTACCCGATTGCAAATGCAGTTTCAGCGAGTTCGTCGTAGATTGCGAGGAAGTGCTTGCGGTATCCAGGAGAATCCTTGAGCCACTTGTAATGACTGCTACCGTCAATGGCAGCGGCCTTTGCAGCCTTCCGGACAACGAGGATGTCCTTGAACTTCTCAAGGAATATCTGCTGCCTCTTCGTGAGAGGTCGAACCGGCGCACCTGTAGCCTCGTCCTGCGCAACTTGTGCGCGGATACGTTCAACTGTCTTAGGCCAAGGCAAGCCGCCTCTACTCATTGATATCTCGCAATGTAAAGGTAGATTTCACACGTTCCACTGCTCGTTCCGCCGTTTGTACCGGAGAAGGTAAGTTGGCCAGAGCAAGCCATACCGTTGTCAAGGTCGGCCTGGGTAAACGTGTGCTGGTCAGTACCGGAAGCAATGTTGGCCCCCGTACCGTTGATTACGTCGACACCAAACTCATCCGTGACAACCAAGTCCCAGAGGTTTGTGGGAGCGGTTCCGCCGTGATCAATGAACACTTGGCAGACATAGCCATAGTATGAGTGTGTGGTGGTGACAGACTGGCTGGCAGAATCGAAGGTAAGAGTGGCCTTCACTACCTGCATTGCTCTGTCGTGATGTTCTGCGTTAATTGCTGTTGTCATTAGTTACTCCCGGATTTATTACCGGATCTTGTTTCGTTGCCTCTTTGCAAGGCCCCTTCTTGAAGAAGCACGAATGGATGCTGACCGGACCTTGGCTGCACCGCCTCCGCCCTGGACATATTGAATAATTAGTTCGGGACGGTCTGCTTCAGTGCTGTCATCACCAGATTTGAATTTCACTAGTTCTGGACTGGTTTCTTCATTATCAGTCTGAAGGATAACATTCCAAACACCAGAGTTTCTTTCAATGGCGTACTTGACTGACTTAGTTACATCGAAGTCAACATCGCCGGTTGAAGACGGAGCCAAGCCCAGGCTATTGGTTCCAAATGCGGCAATGGTATCTGCGGAACCAGAAGCACCAGTATCATCCCAATCAGTCCCACTTGCACTTTGAGACCAAGTCGGGAAACTTGAGTCTTCTGTCCAGTCAGAAGCAAGGAACTTCAAGTCAATTCCCATCCCGCTTCCGCCCCCAACAGTCACATTGACGCGAAGAGTTGCACTCTTGACAATTGCGCCTTTGGGGACACGGCCACCGACCGCGATATAGATCAATGTTCGGTACTCGGCCGTTCCACCCTTGCCAGCAACCTTACCAATTTGGTTTACTGTCGCAGTGCCCCTGCCTAAGTATGAACCCGAACTGGATATGGTTGCATCCTTTACGGCTACAGTTTCACTTGCAATGTCTTGGATACTTAATTGAGGTGCCATCAGTCCTCGTACCTGTCAATTTTGAATTCTTCTCTTAGGTGAAGACAACTTACCCCACCTCTCTCGAAACGACGACACGCAACGGGGCGTATTTCGTACGCATCACATTCCCTGGATTCGTTCAACCAAGCACAAATCATTCCCTTTGTTCGCCCTAGAATCTTGTACAAGGAAATCTCCGTTTGTATTTCACCGTCAAGATTATCAAATTCTTCGTTGGTGAAGGGTGGAACCCCCACACTCATGCAACAAACTCCGCATGATCCACAATTATCAATGACTGGGAGTTCCACCCCATACCCCTTACTTTCCCTTGGTCCAGGGGAAGAACTTCCAGAGCCAACTGAAGAATCCAGTTGAATCAAGGATTGCCCCTACGGCAAACGCCAAGATAGAACAAACAAGAACTGTTCCCAAATCACCCATTTCGGTTTGATCTCCGAATTTTTGCCAACGACTCCACGGCATCCGCAGCCTCGGAGTCAGAAAGCGTCGATGGAAACTTGTCCGAGCGGATTGCTTCTGCAACCTCTTTTGCCTGCTTGGATGTATTCCATCGGTCCCATAAACGTCCGATAAAGAATACCAAAGCGGCAAGCCCGGCAACACCAGTGATAACCGCAAACGGGATTACCAAGTGGTCAAGGACACGCAACAACACAACCGGAATGATTGCGAGTAGGACTCCAATTGCAATCAGGGTAATGAATTGCCGTTTATCCAGGATAAAGAATGCAGGAATGGCTGCTAGAAGAAACAGGCCAGATGCAGCCGTAATCGGCCACATGCTGCCACTGGAGAATGCTGCGTCCACGAGCCCCCCTGCAGGCTGTGAGTCTGCTCGTAAAGATGGAAGGGAAAGCCCCGTATGCTTGGCTGACTGCGAACAGCAAGGAAGGATGAGCAGGAGGGCCGTGGACAATTTCAGCGTACGGGTCAATTAAGCATCCCCGCATCTAGTGTGCTCTCCACCCTTTCAAGGCGGTCCGTCAGCATTCTTTGGTGGGTCACAACCTCCGTCAGGAGGCGGTCGTGACGTAGCCAACCAAGTACGCATAGGACAAGCACAGGCAGACCGATACCCAGGAGCGTGATCCAATCCTTCACGCTGAGAGTGACGATCTCAGTAGGTGTCCCTTTGCGGGTCACATCTGTGCTCTATTCTCGGACGACCGGGATCACCCCGGAAGTGGTCGCCTTACACCATCTTGTACGGTGAAACAATACCAAACATCCCCGTACATTTCAAAAAAATACCCCCACCGGGAGTCGATGAGGGTATTCGCCAATCACAACAAGTGAAATGGCGTGGCGAAGTTTAGTGTTGGTACTCTAAATCATAGTCGGGAAGAGGTCTCTGCTCGTATCCAGATGGTGGGTTATTACTGACCCGCCGGCTATAAGCACCAAATGGAAACCGTCCCCTGTTGCCCTCCAAGACAAACAAGTGGAACGCATTCCCGATGTCGTGCTTTCTTGATTCGGCAGGATACAACTCCGCCCCCTCGTTTTCAGGCCCAACAATCACGTTTTTGATCTCCTGGAAGTCTCTCCAATCATGCTTGGCGGACATATCCTGGTTGATTATTGTCAGTTGGATCATCCCCATATGGGGCAGTCTGTGCTTCATTACCACGTAATCATCGCTCTCGTACACCTGAAAGTCCTCACTCTGGTAGGACTCATACAGGGATATCGCCTCTTCTTTGGTGCACTGACGCTCTGAGCAGGCTTCGAGGATGAACGTGTCCAGGTCCGGCAGGGAATTCAGGAACTTGATTGTTCGGTCATTGAATTCCACTAGGAATCACGCCTGTCTGAGAAGAGGATGTGGTAGATCAAGACCAACAGAAGCAGATTGGAAATAACGTAGGACCATATCATCCAATGAAACATGGAGGCATGATACTAGATGGCGGTGCCTGTGAGAGCACCGCCACCTAGATTGAGAAAGGGAAAGGAGGAAGCCTCCGGTGCTGGGTAGGAGCGACTCTGATCCCAACACCGAAGGGGAGTGGTGGCCGAAAAGTTCGGCCGTCGAGACAATAACCAGTCCCCAGACAGGTTGCAAGTACGGCCGGCTCGGGTAAACTTGCCAGATGCAATGACCAACTACACAAAACAGCACGCCCCCGCCTTGAACCGACAGGGGCGTGCTCAGATTCCATGGAAGGAATGCCGTTGATATGTCAGACAATACCACTGAGAGAGCGACTTGGCAACTAGATTCTATTCTCGGCCAAGGGCACGAGAAGGAACCAAGGCCCTATGAAACAGCACTTTGGGTGCATGAAATAGGCTCAACGCCTGTGCTGATCGCAATAGGCAAAAAAGGCCCTGAATCAAAGAACTGGCACAAAGTCAGGTATGAATCAGGCAACGAAATCAAGGAAACATTTGGCGACCGAGGGAACGTAGGAATCCTGCTTGGAAACGAGTTCGGTGTCGTAGATATCGACCTCGATTGCCCAGAAGCAGCAGCAGTCGCCAGATATCTACTGCCACAAGACACCGCGATCTTCGGACGAAAGGGGTCCCCCAGGAGCCACTACCTCTACTCCTGTGGAAACGCAGGAGAAGGACTCAGAATGAAAGACGGGGCCGGCAAGGTCACCGTCGAACTGAGATCCCAACCAGGGGGCAAGGCATGCCAGACCGTGATGCCTGGGTCAATACACCCCAGCGGAGAACCCATCGTCTGGTGGACCCAGCAGGAACCACTTGAGGTCTCGTTCGAGAGGCTCTCTCAACTCGTGGAAGACATCCACGGGGCCGCACTGCTTCTCAGGGGATATCCTGCAGAAGGGTCCAGACATGACTTCTGGCTGGCAACAGGAGGGCTCTGGTCCAAATCTGGCGTACCACAGGAACGGGCCCTGAGAATCATGCACGCAGTATTCTCGGTGGCGGAATCTGACCCGTCCGAGATGGAGGACCGCCGAAAGGCCATAAGCACCTCCTACGAGAGGATTAACAGCGGTAAGCCGTGTGTGGGGTGGTCAGCCCTAGAACAGCACGTAAGCACTCTGGACCTCAAATCCCTCAACTTCTCAGATAAGACCAATACAACACAGCCCCCAGCCAACGTATCCAACGTGTCGCCGACCGGAGGAGACATCGTCGACGTTGAATACCTGGTCCACCCATGCCAATTCATGAAGGAGGAGGCAGGCGCCCTAGGACTGAGGGTTACAAGAAGGGGTGAGGGCGGACGCCTGGTTGATGAGACCGTCATCTGTGTACAGAACAAAGACGGCAGAAGAAGCATTTTGAGCCCAGATATCGACCGGATCGAGACAGGTGCCGGAACCTTGGACCTCATGATTCCAATGCAGGAGGCGGAAGGCACAAGGCACTGGTCCTTCTCGGACGCCAAGGCCTGGGAGTCACACTCCAACGATCCAGTCGACATACCCACTCTGATCCAAGAAATGATCACCCTGATGGAGTATTACATCGACCTGCCCGAGGAATACGCCGAAGGGGCCATAATCACCCTCGCCTACTGGTGCATGCTCTCATACTGCTTCACCGCTTGGCATGCCGTACCCTACGTCTCCCTCACAGGCGAGCGGGGGTGCGGAAAGAGCCGAGTCCTAGAGTGCCTGTCTGAACTGGTGTTCTCACCCGTAATCGCCTCAAATATGTCCGAGCCGGCCATGTTCAGGACCATGAACGCCACCTGCGGGACCCTCCTGTATGACGAGGCTGAAGCCGTTTCTGACAAGGACAGGGTCGAACTTCTGACCATGCTCAACGCAGGACACCAGTCCAAGTTCGCCATCGCCCGTAGGTGCGAGAAGAAGGCACGGGGGGGCTTCTCCGTGGTGGATTACAGGATCTTTGGACCCAAAGCCTTTGCCGCAATCAAGACCCTACCGCCAGCACTCCTATCCAGGTCCATCATCATTCCCATGGTCAGGGCCGCCTCCTCATCCAATAAGATCAAGAGGAGGGTCCACACGTCCTCAGACGCCTTTTCAGCCATCAGGAGCGGGCTCCACATCGCCGCACTGGAGAATCACAGCCTCTGGTACAAACTATCCATGGCTCCCATGCCCAAGGGACTAGAGTTCTCCGGTAGGCAGATTGACCTGTGGCAGCCGATCTTCGCACTGGCGTCAGAATACACGCCGGCATACGTGGATACTCTGGCTAAATTTGCAGGGATCTCCCAGTCGATCGAGGAAGAACGACTGGAAAATCCGACCCACAAGGCAGTTCTCGAAACGATATACGACTTGCGTAGTCAAGGGCGTCGGCCCAGCGCAAATGAAATCCTAGACCACCTCAAGGTCCACGGACCCTCCGGACTCTTTGAAAGATGGACCTCAGCCACCATCGGCAGGACTCTGTCCAACTTCGGAATCAGGAGCGTCAGGACCAGGGATGGGAATGAACGGAAGCGGTCCTACACCATCGACCCACCGGAAATCGCCGACATCGCCTGCAGGCATGGATACCTCCTGGCGAAAGAGTAAACACCCCCTAACAGCCTAGAAATGCGGGTGGGCCGCGTAATGCTTATGTATTACACGGCCTTCTTGCTATCAAGAACTAGGTTTTTTGCATGATTCGATTGTTGCCCGGACCTGCCCGGCCCACCTTTGGGACAGCAAATCCTGCTTCTTGGTGCCGATATCAAGGATTATGCGATTTGGGTCCGGGTGGGCCAGCAAATGTCCGGGAAGTGCATACGCACACATGAAGGGGCCTTGTAAAAAAGTGTTCATACCCCCCCTAATTTACTGTACCCACCCGGACCTAAACACAAAAAAGGGGGTTTATAGTAGCGCCACATTCGTTTTTGTGGGCCGCGTAATACGCTTTTTTGCTGGGCCAGGGTCCGGGCACTACCCGGACCTAACCTGATTTGGGCGTACTACGCCTCCTGGAAAAATAGGGTGCGCATTTTTCTGGGGTATACGGGGGGGATGGGTGCAACGGATCCGTACGCCGGGCCCCCCACCCCCTCGGGCGAGACCCCGTCCGTACCATGCTCGTGCTACGCCCCGCCTCACCCCTCGATCCAGCGGTCCTCCTCGACCAGCCCGCCGTCCTCGTCCAGCGTCAGCGTCGTCCATCGGATCAGGTCGACCCCCCGCTTCGTGCCGGTGGTGGTGAGGGCTGCCCCCCTCGTACCGTCGGCCAGCCAGACCGGCAGCGTCTTCGACTCGCGGAGCCGGCGGAGCCTGCTGCTCCGGTTGCTGGCACTGGTGACCTGCACCGCGATCAGGGTCGGCGCCCCGGGCGCGAGGTCGCACTCGTGGGTCGCCAGCAGGACGGCATCGAACACGCCGAACAGGTCTCGGGAAATCGGGCCCTGTCGGGTCTCGACGTTGCCCCATATCCAGCCCTCCAGATTGGCGGCACGGCGTACGCGGGTGGTGGGAGAATCGGCCATGCGGGGATTCTACAGCCCCAGAATCGGCCCTGCAGGCATCGCCATCCACGATCTGAAAGAAAGTCGGAGAAAGAGTCGAGAAGGCCCTTGCACGGCGTCGATAGGGCACGTATGCTACGCCCGTAGTACGCCGAGGATGGGCCTCGGCACAGCACCCTGAACAGGAGCGACACCATGCAGTTCACACTCAAGTCCGGCCACAACGCAGGCCGCCGCCGTATCTGGATCGAGGGCGCCCGCCT